CGCCTGCCACTCCCTGAACTTCGTCAGCCAGTCCTGGAACGCCTTGCTCTGCTGGTTGTGTTCCTCTAACTTCTGCACCTGTTCCGGTGTCGGATTCCGCCAGTTGGTCACTTCGTACCTGGTCGGGAACGGCGGCATCTGTCCTGGTGTCTCCCGTGAAGTCAAAGAGTCCGCTTTGTCCTGTTGCTCGCTCGATTGCGTCATTGAGTATTACCTCCTTTGTCCGTCTGAATTGCCCTTCGGTTATTGTTTGTTTTGCGTCCGGCTCGTTCAATACCAGCGCGGCGTATTCCCTGACGAACTTGCGCATTTTCGCGGCTTGTTTCTGGCTGTCGAAGAAGCGTAGCATCTGTTTCTGCGGTACGCTCATTGCGTCTTTGGGGTCGGCAAACATGCTCATTTGGTCAAGGTATTCGCCTGCCGTAATTCCGTTGTCTTTCAGGTGTGCAAGTCTGTCCGCCACTACGATAATATCATTGGCAAGCGATAAATCGGCTGCTTTGATTCCGTTGTTGATCTTGCCTTCCATCACCGCGAGCTGGGGCAGGCTTGCCATGATCGCTGATTGCGCGGCTTTGATGCTGTTTCCCTGCGTTGAGCCGAACAGGTCAAGCAACCGCTCACCCTCCACGCCAGGAAATACGCGGTAGAACAGGGCATTGACAATGCGGTTTATGCCGTTGAGGTTGATCTTGCCATTTGTCGTGAGATTTCCGCGCTCGTTATCGTTCAGCTTTTCCAGGAAGGCGTTGATAAATTTGTTATTCCTGTCCGCCGACAACGCCGTGGTCAAGTCCTCGTTATCCAATACGTCAAGCTTCAACAACATCGGGTCGCTGATCTTCCCTGCGTCATTCACCGCCAATTCGGTGGGTGACATTTGCAGGGTTTTAGGACCATTCGCGTCATTCACGAACGCGATCCGTTCTTCTGCGCTCATCTGCGGGCTTTCTCTCACCAGCACGGGCTTACTCATATCCGCGAATGAAGCGGGGTCAATGCCGTATTCCTGTGAAATAGAGCCGAGAGCCTGTTTGTATTCCGCAAATTTCTCTGGATAGTTGTCTGCTGCGCGTTTCAGGGATAGCACACGCCCATTACCAGATTCCACCATGTTATCTGCGCCAATGATCGGTGCGCCATCATCCAGCACCATGTACTGTTTGTCGAGCATTTTATCCGGCACGAGAGTTCTGGCTATCTTCTCGGTTTGCTGCACGCTCTGGCTGGTTGCCCTGTCGCGCGGTTGCAGGTCTTGTAAGTAATTGGGGTTCGATATGAGCTGGTCGCCCTTCCAAATATTACTCGCCTGAATATCGTCAAGGTCGATCACCTTGTAGGTGAGCGTGTACTCTTTTGTCGGGTCTGCTATCCCGCGCGTGGTTGTCTTTGCGCCGTAAATCTGCTGTACTTCCTTGACCACCCACGGGTTCGCATCCGCGTGTTCTGTAACGTATTTCAGCGCGTCGTTGATGGTCGCGTCGTCAATCTGTGTGCCATCTTTCAGATATTCGTAATCCTGCATGCTCTCCATGGCTTTACGCGCCGCATCTTCGCTCTCGTACCTGCCGAGAATATCAGCGATCAGTTCCTTGTGCGCCATTGTGGTAAGTTCTTCATCCTTGAAGCGCAAGGAGTTGCGTCCCCGCTTTACCTGGTCAAATCTCTCACCAGCCAGCCTGTCAAACGTGGGTATGCGCTCCACCTTATCGGTCAGCATCCTGTCGAACACGTCTTTGAGTGATTGCCCGTTCACCTTTACGTTGATGTCCACATTCAGCGGAGTGGTTTCAATGCCAACGAGTTTATTGGCTTTCCTGCGGATGGATGAGTAGATATTCAGCATCCAATCCGTGAATTGCCGGAAGATTGATTTCAGTTGTGGAGTAGGTGCGTCACCTTCAAGCAGGTAGCGTTCCCAGCCGCGTGCAAATTCTTCTTCTGCCTGCACGTACTTTGCGTACTCCGGTGTACCCTGTTGCAGTTGTCCACTCATGAAGGCGGCTTCCAGTTCGCGCAGTTCAGTACCGTTCACCAGTCCACCGTGCTGTGCCACAACGTCCATATCCGCATCGGTCAGGTCGCGCCTGAACACGTGCGCCACTTCATGCACCATCGTGGAGAGGTCGCCTGATTGCATACCCCTGATGATCGCCCGACCATCTTCCATAAGTTGATACGAACCCTTGGGGGTAATGCCTTGTTTCAGGATGTTAGGATTGTTCGGGTCGAATGTGCCACGATTGAATATTGATTTCACCTGTGTATTATCAAAGGCAATATATACGCGGTGTGCAACGCTGTTTGTATTTCCTCCGCCAATATGAGTGATACCGTCATATCCTGCATCACGCAATATTTGAGTTGTCCAAAAACCAAGCGGCTTATTCGGTCTGTCAGTATTTTTTAGCGGTATTGATCCGATAAGGTCCTGGAATAATCTCTTTCCGTATTGTGCTGGATAATAACCAGGAAGTTGCGCACCTGTTAGTTTGTTGGCGGATTCATAAATGCGCCTGACTTCTCCTTCTTCATACCAACCTTCCGCGTCAAATGGTTTCTTAATACTCAAATAGACTGGTAAAACAGCTTCGCCGTTCATTTTCGGCGTTAGTTTTATACCAAGTTCATCGGCTGTTTCCTGAAAAACCTTCCAATAACTTTCGTAATCAAGTGCGTTTTGAAGTGCCTTGCTTGCTATAAGTTCGCCGTTCTCTGTTGTGGCATACTTTTCAAGATCGTTTATAAGCCAGTGGTATTCGTTGCTGGCAGCATTTCTTTCTTTCAGCCGATCAAGGAATAGTTTTGATTTGTTGGAATTAAGTATTTCAATAGAATCAAATGCGAATGGTTCTAATTTGCTATTCGTAAAGTTCAACCTTCTTTTTGCGTAACCACTTGCTATATCACTATTTTCTGTAAAGTAATAACCTAATCCATACATCGAGTATGGATCAGCTAAATCAAATTCCTCAAAACCCGCTGATCCAGTTCCGTGGTACATAACTTTTGCATTACCGCTATCATCTACAACAACGCTGTTCCCAAACCAATTCAAAAACGCCGGATTTTCAACAAGCTGCACTCGGTATTCTGTTTCCATCAACTGATCCAGTTTTTCCAGCGTACCCTTGCCAACAGTGCCATCGCCGCGCTCAATCTTGCCTATCCTGGTGGCGTAGTACGCATCTCTTACTGCTTCTGATGGTACAAGCCCGTTCCGTTTCGCCCAATTATCGATAAATGTATCGAATAGGGTCATGGCTACGGTCACTTGCCCTCGTTCTGCCATTGGGAACGCCTTAATAAAGCCTTCTTCCACGTCAGAACGTGCCAGCATACCGTTATCATGGATAAGTGCCTGCCGTTTTACCCGATCCGCTTCTCTGAATATGTCCTCTGCGGTTATCTTTGCCTTTACGGTCTGTTTTGCCTTCTCTATTTGCTCATTTTTAGCCTTTTGCCGGCTGCGTAAGTGCTGATTGACCGCTTCGGCAGCCTGCCATGGGTAAATATTGTCGAGTTGTTCTTCTGTGAACCCGATATTTCTCATTTGTTCGCGTAATTCACCGGTTACACCAGCCAAAACTGGCTCATTCGGCGCGGTAGAAGGCTCTGGTACTTCTATTTTCGCTTCTGGTACTGGTTTATTCATCAGTTTATACGCGCCGTCATGCTCAAATTGGTGCATGTCCGCGATCAGTTTGTTATATCCGGGGTTGAAATCCCTGTATGCTTCTGCTCTTTCGTTCGGTTTCATGCCCTGCGTGCGCTTACGCATGGCTTTCTGCTCATCCACGATCTTCTTGCGCATGTTCCATAATTCAGCACGCCACTTCGCCGCGCCTGTCGCATCCCATCCGGTGTAACTCTCGTACATGGCAGCAAATTCAGCGTCCATGCCTCGCTGTACCTCGAACTCTTTACTGGTCGCGTCGTCGTAGAGTTTATCCTGCTTTTCTTGCATACTATCCCACAAGCGCTGTTTCTCTGCGAAGTAGGCTTCTTTGGTCTGATCCTTGCCCCTGCGGTAGCTTTCGTACTCGGTATACAGCCTTGCGCGTTCTTCCCAATAGGTTTTCCAAATCTCGTGAAATTCGCCTATGCCATTGACAAAAGCGCGGCTGTGTTCGTTCTCGATCCCGATCTTTTCAATGATTCCCTTGTGGGTCTGAATTTCATAATCCCTGGCGCGGTTCCACTCGGCGCGTTGTTTTCTTTCCAGCTTCTTTACCGATACGTCCCACATGCCAGCATCGCGCAAAATACCTTCTTGCGCGTACAGGTCGTCCCACTCTTTACGTCCGGTCAGCCATCGGTTAGCCTGGTCAAGAACCATGTCCCCGAATGTTTTCAGCACGAATGGAATACGCTCTGCTTCTGTCAGGTTTCTCGCTTCATCGTCCACGCCGTTGATAATGCGCCTGCTGGTCTGTTCGTCAACCCAGCTTTCCCAATCGTTTCTGACGTTCTCGATTGCCAGTTCCAGATCCTCTGCGGTCCTTACATTCGCAAGTTCATCGCGCAAGCGGTCAGTAATGTTGGTCTTGCGTAGCATTTCACGCGAGCCTGGGTATTTCCCCTCGATCTCGTCAATGATATTTTCTACACGCGGCTTGATCTCCGTGGAAAACAGGCTGGCTTCGATCTCTTTCATGTTCATACCAGCGTCCACCGCTTTGTAAATGCGCTCTTTCAGCCCTGGATATTTGCTATCCAGCATGACTTCTGTTCCCGGATCCATCTTCCTGATGCCATTGCCAACCTTTTTTGTCTTATCAAGGTACTGCTCCATGGCAATAACCCGCGCCTGACCGCCTTCCAGTTTCTCAATCTTCGCGGACAGCCTGCTGAATATACCCGCCTTGTTCAGGAAGGTGATCGTTTTCTGCGCCTTGCCTAATATGTCTGTGCTGGCGGTCTGCGCGTTCTTTATCACCGCGCCTGTAATATCGTCGTACATGGATAGTCCGCTATCCTTCGGGAAGATGCCAAAGCGGGTGTAAAACTCGTTGATCTGTTTATTGGTCATGTACCCGCCAATGCCATCAGCTGCGCGGGTCACGACGTTGTTTACCCAGTTGTTCATAAAGTACGCGGGGTTGAATCCCAGCAGCACCAGCGATTGCACACCTTTGAGCGCGTTGCTCGCCCTGAACACCCACGAGTCCTGCTTCAATCCGTACTTCTCTACAAAGAAATCATCCATCTTTGTAGCAATTGCGTTTACTAACCGCGCCTGGAATTGTTCTGCGTTCCATGGCATTGCATCTTCGCCGATAAACACTTTGAGGGTGTTTGTCAGGTCTTTACCAGTTGTGTTGAGTTCGGGCGCGATCTTGTTCAACCGCGCTGCCATCGTGTCGGGGTTATCCTGCAACTGCGTCAGAACGTCAGCCGCTTTCTCGTTCAGCGCGGTTGCTACCTTTTCGAGTATGCTCCTGCGCTCTCCACCAGCCAGCCAGCGTCCCAACTCGTTACCCGCAATATCCCCATCCTTGAACGCCCATTGCATCGCTGCCATTACCGCTTTGTTCGCGGGGGAATTTATCATGTCGTAACCGAGTTCGCCTGGCTTGACCTCAACCTTGCCCGATAACTTCTGGATCAGGTCTGCCATGCGTTCAGGGTTGCCACCTGCCGCGTCCATCAGCGTTGCGATATTGTGGTGGAAGGCGGTCATAATGTGCGACACCTGCGCGTCGGGTGTCAGCGAGAAGAACTTGGTCATAAACTTCTTGCCAACAGTCGGGCGCAATTCTTTCAACCCGTACACATCATCGATCCCGCCGATAAACTTCTCGATCGGTGACAAGTCCTCGATCTTCGGAATCTCGATCTTGATTCCTTCTTTCGCCTTGTATACCTGCTCAACGCCGTTCTTGTCTTTCCAGGTGAGTGTACCGTCGCCTGGCTTGATACTCGCCTGGTCAATCCCCTGTTTGACAAGGCTCTCGTACTTCACTCGAATATCCGCGCCAGAATCCATGAGGGATTTCGGGAATGTGCCATTGCGGATCCAATCGCGGTAAACATTGACGTTCTCTAAAACGCCGCGCGACATGGGTTGTTTGGTGATACGTGAAGCGAGCTGCTGTAAACCAATCGGCAGGGCATCGATCATTATGTTGCCCGTGCCCTGTTCTAATATCTTTGACCACGTGCCAGCAACGCGGGCAGTAGCGGGGTCTTTTGCGCCCTTTGCGATCTTCGCGGCGGTTACGCTCCCCATTTTGCCAATCGCCCACGGCATCACGTTGAGCGGGTCAAGGACCGTCTGGAAGATAATGTCGTTCGCAATAGCGGTATCGCCATACTCGCTCATGGCTTTCTGGTAGATGTAATCCTGGTATCTGCCGCTGAAAGTGCCATCGGTCACGGCTGTGTTATACTCGTCCATCGCGTCGCCGCGCTCGATCCAATCGTGGTAATACTTCAACGCCTCCGCGCCTTTGCCGTGTGGGGCTTCCACGGGCTTGAGAATACCGCTTGAAATCTTCCAAATCTCATCTTTGTCGGCGGTGGTCACGTCCATCGGGTTGAATAGATCAGCTGTCTTTGCGAACCAGTTAGGGATATTGCTCATCTTCATTGTTTCGTAATTGAGCAGCCCCGCCCTGTACGCAGCTTCTGGATCGTCAAATATTTCCTGCAACCCGTACTTTGAACCAAGGGCGATATTGCCGATGGTGGATTCAGCCGCTTCTGCCATGTAGTTGAACGGGCGCATGATCGCGTTGAATCCAGGTATCTGATTGCCCGTGTAATTCTGGTAAGTGAGCAGCCCTGTTGCCGCCACAACCCCAATCGCGCCCACAATCGGGTTCGCCGTGATCGCTCCGAGACCAGCACCAACGCCAAGCGCGGGTAGAATGGATTGCGCTATCGAAGCCACCATACTTGACCAGGCGGGGCGGTTCTCTATGCCCGTTGATTGTGGGGAGAATAAAGTCAAATAAGCACGCATCCATCTGTAACCGTCCTGATCGAACTGCGACCAGTCAATAGGTTTCTGCGCGTCCACCTGGTTTTGCGGGAGTACCAGGTCTTTGTATTCGATCTCTGACGGCATGAGGTATTGGATCGGCGGTCTGCCCATGCCCTGTAGCAGCTGCGTACCAGCGTCATCTTCCGGTAAGGCTTTCCATTCCTGCGTAGGTCTGCCGTCGTTGCGGTATTTCAGGTATTCGTAGGCTTCCTTTACCTTGTTGACATCCAACCAATCGGGTGCTTTCCAATCGGGTGAAGCGGCGCGGATCATGTCGTAATAACGCGCTACACGTTGCGGATATTCCCAATAAGAGAATTGCCGTTCGCCAGCACGCCACGGCTCGTTTTTCGGTGTCTGTCCGGGATAGGGGTAGGCAAGCTGATATAACTGCTCACCCTGCTGAACATATCTTTTATTTCCGTCAAGATACCACGCCCATTGCTTTCTAATTCTTTCAAGTTCGGCTGTTGACGGCTGCCAAGTTTTAGTCACTGTGGGCGTTTTTACGCCGCTATTCTGCGGAGGAATGTCCGTCATGTGCGCTCCTGTTATTTATTGCCGATATTCCATTGCACCATTGAGTTGTACCATTGGCTCGCGCTCTGGCTTGGGGAGTAACCGCCGAAACCGCCGAAATCGGGATATTGAATTTGAGGAAACGTTGGAAACGGGTAGTCGTAGTCGTCGGTTGGCGGCGGTGTCGTCGGCGGTAGTGTCAATGGCGTGTACGGCTGGTCAAACCCGATTGCGCCAAGCCTATATCCGCGTCTTCCGTTTTCGATCAACTCTTCCCTTCTCTGTTCTGGACTAATCGGCGGTGGTGTAAGTCCAGATTGTTCGCCACCCGCTGTTCTGATCGTAATTCCCTTGTCCCGCGAATTGTATTTCTCAATTAGACTATTCAACCTTTGGTTGTTGGCGTTGAGCGCGTTCGCATAGTCTCCCGGTGTCGCAGGCACCCCATAGGTAAACTGCTTTCCGTAGTAAGAACCTTGTGAATAACCGGGTGATGGCGTGCCATATTGTCCTCCGCCTGGTGTAAATCCAGCCCCGTTGCCGTATGCTTGCGCATAACCCGGGTTCGACGACGGCTGACCCCACGAATAGTTTTGATATGAGTTTCCCCACCTATCGACCCTATTTACCCCCGCCTGCATCGTGTCTACAAGGCTTCTTCCAACTCCGCGCAAATCCCTCCACAGACCGGGCGTTGATTCTTGGGCGGTTTGTTGCGTAAGCCTATACCACAACGACTGCTGGCGGTTTTGTTCTGCCTGCCAGTTCGCCATCGCGTCCTTGTACTGCTGTTCTGCGTAGGCTTTGTACTGCTGTTCTGCGTAGGCTTTGTACCTGGCGTAATTTGATTCAGCCTGCTTTTGAGCCGCTTGCTGTGCGCTGCGCTGTTGATCGAGCATCCGTTGGTAATACGACTGATATTCATTGCCATACCCGCCGGTGTCGGAATAGCCCTTGTTCGTTGTGTTGCCTACTAAACTCGGCATGTTTACCTCCTGCTTTTCTGCATTAGCTCATCCATCATCTGTGCTTCTTTGGGGTTGATCTGCCTGTTCAGTTGCCTGGATTGCTCCGGCATACTGCCCCATAACATCTTCGCGGCTGTTTCAGCCTGTGGTCGGTTCCACTCTGACTGAAACTCCGCCATCCACTTATTAAATCGCGCCGTGCCTTCCAGGAACGCATCATCAGCATCGCTGCTGTTCGGTTGCTTGATTGTGATTGGATCAGGCATGGTTACATTCCCTCTCTCGTCCACAAGAACGCTTTTGTCAATCCCGTAACAACCCGCTCCTCATGGTGCATTTCTCCCTCGCGCATTTCGTTGACAAGGATATGAGCCAGTTCGTGTACTACTGTGTTTTCAACTTCGGCGTCGTCCATTCCATCAAATGCGGGCATGTTGAAGTAGATCGTAGCGGTTCCATATCGCCAATCTGAATACGTCCGCGCGAGTACGGTTTCATCGTCTCGATAAAATTCCTTTTGCGCCAGTTCTTTCGGGTCGTCAAGATAAACGATGGTGATCTTCCACCACAATAGACCAAGCGGCTTTAGCCATTTGTCGATATACTGGCGGAGTTTATCTTTGGGGGTCATTTACATCATCCCTTTCTAATCTCTCAAAAGTAAGCTGATTTCCGATATTCAACCCGTGCGTAAACCAGGCTGTTGCAAACCAACTGCCGCCACCCCGTCCTGACGGGGTTTCAAAGTTGATCCGCTTGTCAAACAGGATTACTTCCACCCCATATTTTTTGAACAGGGACTGCCGTTTCTGTGTTTCAAAAGTCGTGAGCGGCAACAAGAACGCAAATGGCTTCCCAAGCGCGTACGCGCGTTCAAGAAATTGCTGCTTTAGGCTGAATGGTGGGTTGGTAACTATCACGTCATACCGGTCTGGTTGGTACAGGAAAAACGATTTTCCAGTAAGCGCGTCGGAGCCAACACACTCATATTCTCTTTCCCGAAACGCCCTTACAAGATTCCCCTTGCCACATGCACACTCCCAAACAATAGAATCTTTGCTGATGTACGGCAATAGCGGCACAATCGCGCCCGGCGGCGTTTGAAAGTCGTCGGGGTTGCCTTGTTGCATGGGCGGTTTCAAATTACACCATCCCTTCCGGCGGTACTGCGCCTTCACCCGCGCCCGGCACCATCCCTGCCATTTGCGGGGGTAATCCGCCCATCCCCTGACCCTGACCTTCTGGCATCATTGGACCTGCTTGCATTTCCGGCGGCATACCTTGTGATGGTGGTTGCCCCATCATTCCACTTTGAGATTGAAGTCCGGGTTGTGCGCCCATCATCTGCTGCTGCTGTGCCATCTGCGCCTGCGCCATCTGTTCTTGCATGAATAGCTGGTACATCATGTTCGCTGCTCGTTCTGTCCATATCTGCCTGTCCATGTCTCCTGATTGCCCGATCTGTAACACGTTTGACCGCGCCCATTCGTTGCTCACCAGCGGGTTATCGCCTTTCGTAATCATCTGCGCGATGCTCGCCTGCTGCAACTTATCCTGCGGTAATTTCACTTCCAGCTTCGCGTCAATCTGCACGTATTCCGGTATCTCGGATGGTTTGAGGTCGATCCCCTCAACCTTTGCGCCGACATTATCCGCCTTCATCATGGCAAGGCACATTTCCATGAGTTGACCCAATCCCCACCCGCCCCTGCGTTGTGTGCTGGTAAGCGGAAGCCTGCCTGATTGTGAGAGTAGTGCCAGTTCGCTGAACGTGCTGTCGCCCTGAACTGGTGCGCCTAATGCCTGCGGGTAAATGGTGCTTTCCTGTACCTTTTGAGTAGCGAGTGCTAATCCTTCCTGAACCGCCGGGTCTATCAATCCCTTGTTGACCAATGGCACAAAGTCCTCGCCCGGCGATAAATGCACCACACCGGGAACGCGGTCATAATCAATATCGAGTTCCTTGCCCTCTATTCCGCTGGGCGTCATGTGTTTATACAACGGCGTAACGCCCATGTCCTTGATGAGCGTATACATCACGGTATTGACAAGGTTCTGCAATTCCCACATGCCTGATTTTAGCAGGGTATAGAGCAGGGGTTGCCGTGCTTCTTCGTGTTTATCCCACAACGATGAACCCTCTGTGTACTGCACGCATACAGGGATGAACGGCAGCTTATGGGGTTGAGCAACGATAATTCCATCATCAATCCAGATCAGGGAGTTTTCGCTATCCAAAAACGATTTGAGCGTTACGGGGTCAGTTACCTTTTTGGTAAGCGCGGATTCTGGAAGCAGCCCGCCAAAGTCTGATTTCAGTTTGCCGTAAGTGGTGTCGGCTTCGCGGTAATACGCGGACAGCCCCAGCCTGTCAAATTCGGCATGACCATCTTTCGGGTTCCACACATCCACGATGAAAGGAGTAATCCTTTCCATGCGTTCAGCCCTGGCAACACCAACGCCATTTTCTTTTGCAGCCTGCACCAAAGAGGCGGTTGATGTAATCGCCATGTGCATCTCAGAGTACAGGATAGCGGACAGAAGCGCGTCGTAGTGGATCGGGTTGCCAGCAGCGCGACCAGCGCACTCAAACATCCTGGTAACCGCCTTCTCTATGCGCTCGATCTTATCCTGCTCTTTCTTCTTGTCGCTGGTGTTCACCACATTGAAGATCGGATCGGTTGCAACGAGTAACCTCACCGCGCCAAGAGCAGCATTACGCGCATCAGGGCTGATCTTCAAAGAATCAACGCCCGACCATTTCTTGCCCGCGCCACCGCTCCATGTCATCAAGTACATCTTGTCAATGTCATCGAACATCTGGTCGCGGGTGCCATCGTCTGATTTCATCTGCTCCGCGTGCGCCTGTATCTGCGCTATGGCTGCGTCGTCAAGCCGTTCTTTTGATTTAGTCGTTGGTTGTTTTGGCATTTAGAATATCTCCGCTATTGGTGATTGTCGTCTGGTTGAGTGTCTTTGTGGTTGCATTACGTTGAGGTTGGTCAGCCCATATCTCAAAGCGTCGTAGGCGTGATCTTCCTCGTCCGTGTCAATATCTTCCGGCTGGTGTTCGTCATAGGTCAATACCGGGAAAGTCCTGATAAGGTTTTCGCATGTCGCGCGGATTTGTATGCCGGGTTTTCCATCAGCCAGGTTAGCCAGCAGTTGATCCACCTTTCTCTTTCCGCCCAGCCTGTCATTATCCGCCTTCGTAAGCACAATGCCAGCCCTCGCGTACTCGTCGGCGGTTGAGGTAATTGTTGCACTATCTGTCTTTCTCGCCCACATGGAAGGATCTGCGAATGTGAATGACATCTTTTCGGTTTCGGGTGTCATATCAAGGATCATTCTCGCCTGTTGTGGAGTGGTGAGGTTGGTTTGGTAAGCCTCGCGGTAAACGTAAATGCGCCTGGTGTCAGGGTCGCGGGTAAACCACAAGCAGCAGAACGGCGCGGCAAAACCCCAGTCTATCGCTCTCCACTTGACCCAATGATCGGGAATATCAGGCAGCTCTTTGTACTCTAAAACATGATCGTCATAACTCCACAACGGGAACGCCTGACCCTCGAACACGTCCCAATCACCATCGCGCCAGGCACGACCAAGATCACCCTTCAAGTTTTCAAGGTATTCGCGGTATTCTGGATTTAGAAACGCATTATCTTTATAGGTTGAGAAGATAAAGCGCGTGTTTGTCTCATTGTGTTCGCGCGCCGGAATTACCAGCCTGCGCCTGAACCATTGATGACCAACACCACCTGGATTACTCGACAGATACATGCGCGGTCTCCAATTGTCTTTCGCTGTTCGCATTGAGCCGAGAATCTTGTCCAGCTTTTCTTCGGTAATAAGCGTCGCTTCTTCAACCGCTATTGCATCGTATTCAATTCCCAAATACCCGTCTAACTCTTTGTCATCTTTGTAACCGCCAATGATTATTCGTGATCCATTCTCAAAGATTAGGCGGTGGTCTGACGAGCTGTATTTGTAGGGGATGTTATGGAAAACAGTAAGGATCAGGTCCTCGAACGATTCCTTGGCTGCCTTCTGTACCTTGCGCAGAAATAACACTTTCAAGCCATCAACGCGCTGACAATCATCCAGACCGATTTGCGCCATGATTCCATGAGACTTGCCAGGACCACGCGCACCACCCAGCCCGATCATTGTTGGACCGCCAGGCTCATCACACAGCCTTGCGTTCGCGCTGAACAATAACTGCTTCGGCTGAGCTGCGTAACCATACTGAACGAACCTGCTGATCTGGTCAGGGGGGCAACCAGCAACCAGCGCGGCTGCCATGTATCGCTCCAGGTCGTCATTACTTTGGGTTGCCATAGATTTTGTTCAACGCCTTCTCGAATTTTTCCGCGCTCACCAACGGCTCACCACCAGAAGTAACATCTGTCCGGTCAATGAATAGCTTGTGATATTTGCCGAGCAATTCCAACGCCCTCAACTGATCGAGCAACTCAAATTCAATGCGCGTGTTTTCTTCTTCCTCCCCGTCTTTATGCTGGCTAATGGTTGTGTGCTGCTTGATTCGCTTGATTAGTTTCAGTTTGTCGGCTTCTTTGGCTTTGTTGAGGTCGATCTGGAAAGACATTGAGGACACATCAAGGAAATCCCCCATGTCACCACGCGCAATTTCAGTAAGTTTTTGTAGAATTTCATCCGCTTTCATGGCAGAATCGTTCAGTTTTCGCCCGATTTCTTCCTGAATCTCACCTTTTTTCAATAGTTTTTGCCCCATTGAATAAGCGGAATGGGGGGAATATCCAGCACGAATAGCCGCTTGCGTAGCGTTCATGTCTTTGAGGTATTCAGTAAGGAATAATTGTTGCTTCGGTTTCAACGCCATGGATTACCCTCGATCATGGCAGGCGAGCGGGGGAGGAGAGGGAACCCGCTCACCCACCTGATAGATACATTATAGCACTACTGATAGTAGTACAAAACTCGTAGAAATTGGGGTATTGACAAGCGTATATCTATTTGATATACTATTGACAAATGACGGATAAAACTACCAAGGAGAGGACACAATGGCAAAGAAAATTTCAACCTATCGAGTAAGTCCGTACACAAGAGTAAAACTGGATGAGTTGGCAACTATGACTGGCATGACCAAAACTGAAATCATTGGTCGCGGGATTGATATGTTCTTCGCGGAGGTTGTCAAGGACGAGGAACACGGCGATTCTGCTACGCTGCTGGCGCGCGCCAACGACAAGATGATCCGTCTTGGGTTCAGCAAAGAACAGATGGAGTTTATCTTCAACGACTGGTCAGAAGGCGACGAACACCTGCGCTGGCTCATCAATGCGTCGAGGGGCGAGATTGTTGATTGGGCGGAAGCAACCGATTGGGGTAAAAATCCCGATTAGCCACGACCTTCTTGTCGCTCAAAAAAACTACGGAGATTGTTTCCGTAGTTTTTTTGCTCTTACAGTTTCCAGTTCTCTAGTTGTATAGAGTATTCCAGGTGGCACTTATTTAGAAAATCCGCAAACTCTTTTCTTCTCATAAATATTCTCCTAATTTCATATTACCAAGTTTTCAGTAAATTAAAATTGCCTATTGACATTCACTATTGAATAGTGTACACTACCAATCAGATAGTAGTATTTATACACAAAAGGAGAGGGTCTATGGAACGAAATCAAATTCACGTAAAGCTGGATCCAGAAACAAGCCGTAAGTTGGAACTCGTTCTTGAACACGGTTACACCATAACCGGGTTGTTCAAGGGCGCGGTCACGAACACTTACAGCGAACTCACCGACACGGTCCGCGTTCCTGTGATCGGCAAGGTCAATGGTGGCGGGCGCGTGAAATTCGGCGACGACAACGGTTACGAATAGGAGAGCCATGGAAGCGAATATTGCAGCGTTCTTTATTTCCCCGCAGTTCTTCATCGGTTTCGGCATGTTCGTTGTTGCCGTCCTGGCTGCCGGGATCAAAGAATCGTATGACGGCTGGAAGCAGTCGAGAGGGAGGTAGTAATGAGCAGACATGGAGCGAGATACAACAACAGTTGGGATCGGTTTCATACCCACACCCAGCAAGCGGAAAAGCGCAACCCGATCATCCTCGAAAAGATTCAATCGCTGGAGAACGACCTGCGCCACAAAAAGAGCATTTATTGGCAGGCGTTTGACAAGTGGAGCCACGAGGGTTTGTGCAGGATCAGCGAGTACACAAGCAAGCTGCAACCCGCTGAACTCATCATTAGCAAGTTGTACGCCATGTTCTACTGCACTCACCCTGACAAGAGCGTGGACAACGAGGGGGATTACCTGTACTGCCGGAAGTGTCAAGCTGTTAACTATGGTCTTGGGTGGGACTGCCCCGACCAGTACGCTGACGCTATCTTGATTATCGAAAAGGCTCCCGAAGTTGTTCATGCACCTATCGTAGCAGATTTCACCACCGCTGTATCACAGGGGCATGAAAGGGGCGGATAGTGGGAAAGACAGGGGCTGAAATGGCTACGAAACCAGTAGAACTTGACAAACGAACAAACGCAGCCAACGCGGTCAACGAAGCCGCGCAATGGATCAACCTCGCAATGGAAACAGACGACCGTGCGCGACGGCAGATTTACATGATTACCGCCCTGCGCTGGCTGGAATCAACCGGAGTGACGGACACCGCTATTCCGTCTATCGAATCAATCAGAAGGTAAAAGGAGAGGTATGAAAAAAATCAACCGTGAGGGCAGTCGCTGTAACATTGATGCCGCCAACATTCTTGTTGATGTAATTTTAGACGAGTTAGAGATCGGATTGCAACCGGATGAGCGCAAGACAGAAGTGGCAATTGCAAGCATGTTTGCGCTATTGTCCATTGCCGAAAGTCTCGCGGCAATTGCGGACGCGGTCACAAGACCAGTTTTATTTTCCAAGTGCGAGTAAAGGAGAGAAACATGGATATTCAAGCAAAGCTGGATCACCTTTACGAACTCAAATCTGCAATGACCGTGATCGACCTGGATAAACAGGCGGTAATCAACACGGTCATCACCCCCGAAATCCGCGAGAAGTTGCAGGAAATCGAGACTGAATTTGCCTTCCAGAAGCAGGCTGTTCAGACGCAGATCGACCAGATCGAAGCCGACATCAAGGACGATGTCAAAACCGCTGGCACCACGATCAAGGGCAACTTCCTGATGGCGGTTTACAACAAGGGGCGCGTCAGCTGGGACACGAAATCTCTTGACGGCTATTGCGTAGCCCACCCGGAGATTGCCGAGTTCCGCAAGACCGGAGACCCCTCAATTTCAATTCGTTCAATTCAGTAGAGGAGAGAGCAATGTCAGAACAGAAAGCGGGTTACGCAATTCAGAAGCAGGAAGCAGGACTAAAGGCGATCATTCGCAGCGACGAGATCAAGGGGCGTTTTGCCGAGGTTATTGGCGGCAACGCGGCGGGTTACATCAGCAGCGTTCTGATCGCCGTTTCGGAGAACGAGTTATTGCAGAAATGCTCGTCTACCAGCATCATCAGCGCAGCCTTACGCGCGGCTACCATGCGCCTTTCGGTTGAGCCGTCGACTGGTCAGGCGTACCTCGTTCCTTTCGGTGGCAAGGCAACCCTGGTGGTCGGATGGCGCGGAATTTACCACATGGCACTCCGCACCGGAAAGTACCAGTACATCAACATCTTCAAGGTGTACGAGGGGGAAACAGTCACGGAAGATCGTATGCGCGGGATCCACAGCCTTTCAGGACACAAACAGTCTGACAAGGTGATTGGCTACATGCTGTCATTTGGTCTGCGGAATGGGTTTGCAAAAACCTTTTACATGACCATTGAGGAATGTGACGAACACGGAGCTAAATACTCCAAGAACTACTCGCGCAACGATTCCCTGTGGAAGAAAGACCCCCACACCATGTACAAGAAAACCGTCATGCGGCTTGGTCTTACCAGGTGGGGCTACCTCGAACCTTCCGATCTGCAAGCGATGAACTCGTTGGACGAAACTGATGCCGAGTTGGGCGAAGTGGTTGACGCGGTTGCTATGAGCGTTGTCGAAGAAAAGTTTGATATGCCTGACGACCAGGCTATGTACGAACTTGGCTTTGGACCCAAACCAGCCACCAAACAGCCAGAACCGAATACCGCGGAAGGTATCGATCCGAAAGAGGTAAGGGATTTTGCCGCTTCTCGCGGCGTTGATCCGCAAGGTCTGAATGAAATGCTTGAACACAACAACGGCGACCTTGTGACCACTTATGAGCAGCTGAAAGCCTTGTAGCCATTTTCACTCCTCCTTGTAAGCCCCCCGCCGCCCTCCATCGGTGGGGGGCAAAGAGGGAAAGGGTAATCATTGATGAGAATGTACTACCTCATGGAAACAGAATCGGAACGCGCTCACACTTACGCCAGGTCGGTTGTGTCCACCACTAATTACACAGCAGAACGTAATCAGACCAACACACCGCTCATTATCCATCAGCATTGCATCGGCAAACAAGCTGAGTTCGCAGCGCGTAACTGGTTTCTTCGACGCGGTATTCCCTGCTCACAGGTGGATGATTCCGTAACACGGCACAAATCGTTCACGGCTGATCTGTTTATCAACGGCACAACGCGGGTTCATGTCAAGTCGCAGGATTACAGATCCGCAGCGCAATTTGAGACTTCCTGGACTTTCGGTTACGGTGGCAACAACGGCACGCGCGGTCACAGAGATAATGAAATCTTTGACAGGTACGGTATCAAAGATCGCGTGGTGTTCTGCCTGGTCGAAATGGACGTGTGGGTGAGTATCGCCGCTGTTGTTCCGGTTCACCTGCTGCACGAGTTGAGTTTATTCAGGGACCCGAAGAAGAAAAGCCTGATCGGAATAAAGAAGGTTGTTTATCTCAAAGATATACCGCAGGAATTTTTGGTGAAGTAGGAAAAGGAGAGGACACAATGAACCTGGTTGAAGTAGAAGATCGGATTGTTGTGCCGTTTTTGTGGGGCAATAAAGATTTAGGTCGTGCCGAGTTTTCCATCGAACTTGATTATAAGCGCGGAAAACTGCTCGGATTTTATGTGTTTCCTACGCAACAGAGAAATATGCCGGATTACTGGCACGTTTCCTCCCCTTCTTTTGGCGAGGTTTCAATCAGTTCGTTCGATGGGCTTGAAGAACCGCGCGTATGGCTCGTTGGGGCGTGCAAACAACACAAAATGCCGTTTATCCGGTTATATGTTCCGCCAAACTCCACCCACCTGGAGATCAGCGGTTATGGTCTGTCATTTTGGAGGAGATAAGTGGCTAATTACTGGATAAAGTTTTACACCGAAGTCCTTGACGATCCAAAAGTAGCAACGCTTCCAGATCGGTTGTGGCGCAGGTTCTACGAACTGTGCCTGATCGCCTGTAAGGAAGATAGAAGCGGCTACCTGCCATCAATTGACAATATCGCCTGGTCTCTGCGTCAGCCGAAAGACGAGATCAACGCTGATATGCTTGAATTGGAACGCCTGGGGCTTATCGCGTGGGACGATTCGGCGTGCGACATGAAGGTGACAAATTACGGAAAGCGCCAAGCCAGCAAAACCCCATCAGAACGGCAGAAAACATCGCGCGAAAACAAACACAAAGAAGAATATTACGGTAACGAAACTGTCACAACTCGTGACGAAGAAGTGTCACAACTCGTGACACAGAGTAGAGTAGAGTTAGATTTAGAGTTAGAGAAGAATAGAGTAGACGTAGATGTTCCGCCATCCGGCGGCGACAACGACGATCCAATTCCAGCCTCACAACGCATTATCAAATTTGCGGAACTGGCAAAGATAGACCTTTCCCTGAACAGCCCGGATAGTAGAGGCGTTCACGAATGGATCTCCGCGCTTGACCGCATGGAAGCATCCGGTGTAACAGAACCTATAATGCGCCAGGCGATCCAGGAATTGACCGAGAAGAAATACAAGATCACCAGCCCCCAATCCATCGTCAAGGCGTGTAGCGTGATTCTCGGAGAGCGCAAGCGCAAGGATCAAGCCAACCAGCGCATACCGGATTCAACGGGTGCATTTGCGGAGTTTGTCAACCGATGAAAACAGTCACGCCAAAAGAGTTTATCAAGGATTACTCCGCGAATTACAAGCAGCTTGGTCACAGCGGGGCGTTTCAAATCCTGCGATCCAGGATCACATTCAGCTTGCGTTATGGTCACGCCTGGTTCATGGATCATCGAAAGCAGATCGAAAAGGAAGTAGCAGAGATCGAATCTAAAATCCAAAAGGAGAGCAACAATGAGTGAAAAGGCAATGGGTAACAAATTCTTTTATGTCGCGCGGGATATTGCAAGCGGTACGCACGTGTCATACCGTCACGCGACCATCAACAGCGCGTATGCCGAGGCGATCAAGCTGGCGAAGAAAGAAAACGCGCCATTCTTCATCCTGCAAACAGTAGCGCGGATTGTGCCAGAAGTGAAGATCAAGGAAGTGGAGGATGTCCGCCTGGACAATTTCAGGGAACCCGCTGATGAGGACTTTGACGCGGACAAGATGGCGTGCGAGGAATTTGTGAAAGCGTTTGAAGAATCTCTGTCTAAAAGCGGCTTCGAGCGTGATCCATTCACGAACACCTGGAATAAGTCGTTTTGAACCGAAAGCATAAGGAGATGTGGGGATGACCACCATCACGCGCCTATCAGACAACGAGGGCAGCCAGCGACCCGTGAGAGCGCGGGTGTACGTGGTGCGCAACGAGGACGAGGAGCGCGAGGCG